GAGGAGTACGCCCGCCGGCTGCGGGAGCGCGACCTCATTCCGATCGCCGAAGCGCGCGCGGCGCGGCGCGGCGGGGGCCCCGGCCCCGGCCGGCTGCTGCCGGCCCGCGCCCGCCGCGCCGGTCATGACGTCCCACAGCTCACGGTTGGGCTGCGCGTGCAGCTCGTCAAAGATGACGCAGCTCGGCTTGTAGCCGTGCTTTCTGTACGCCTCGGCGGAGAGGACCTGCAGAATACCGACCGTGATCCACTTGTACCCGCCGTTGCCGGTCTTCACGCGCTTTCGGTACTCGATGCGCTTGCGGCTCTCGATGGGCCGCAACTCGCCCTGGGCGATCATCTTTGCCGTCCACGGCGCGCTCGTCGCCATAAAGATCGCCGCGTTGTAGACGATCGAGGCGTTCTCCTTGTCCGCCGCGCAGACGTAGACCTCCGCGTTCAGCTCGCCGTCCGCAAAGAGGTGATAGAGGGCCAGCGCCGCAGCCAGCTCGCTCTTGCCGTTCTTTTTCGGGATCTCGAGGTAGAGGTACCAGTACCGGCGCAGCCGCTCTGTGCCCTCATCCGTGCCCGATTCGGGCACGTCCATCGTGCCGTAAAACTCCATCAGCGCCTCGCGCTGCCAGTCGTAGAGCGAGAAGAGTTTGCCCGTGTCGGTCGGCGGCAAGTCCACGTGGGCTGACAAGACCGCCGCCAACACCGACCAGATGGCGAACATCGTCTTCAACGACATCGCCAAGCTCATTAACGAGCTCATCAAGAACAACGCGGGCAACGTCGACGCCTCCTGCAAGTTCCGCCTTGCCGTCGCCTCCGACCGCGCCACGTATCTTCAGATGCCGAACGCCTTCGGTCTGACGGCTCTTGATCTGCTCAAGAGCAACTACCCGAACCTCGAGGTGCTCTACCTTCCCGAGCTCACGACGGAAGCGGGTTCCATGCTCTACTTGACGGTTCCCGAGCTGTTCGGCGAAGTCACTGCCGAGTGCGCCTACTCTGAAAAGATGCGCTTCGGCAGCGTCGAAGCCTACTCCACCTCCTGGGTGCAGAAGGCTATCGGCGGCACGTGGGGTTGCGTGATCCGCCGCCCGCACCTGATCGCCACGATGCTCGGCATCTAACCACCATGCCCGAATCTGTTCGGGCTTCCTAGGGGGCGGGCTTCGGCCTTGCCCCCGCCATCGAACGAGGAGAAAAATTCAATGGCTACCGCTACCAGAAAGAGGGCGCAGGCGACTGCCGCCGAGGGCGTCGAGGTTCTGACTTCCACCCTTGAAGAAGAAAAGAAGGCCGTCACCGTTGCGGGCGAAACGATTGCCATCGCCTGCTGTCTGCCTTTTGCCCTGCGCTTTGACGACATCCCCGACGGCAAGGGTGGCACGAAGTCCATCCGCTTCCCCGGCATCAACGACAATCTGCGCGGCATGAAGTCGGGCGTCCTCGCTATGCCCGGCAACGCTCTGTGCGTGCAGCTCCCGAAGTCCGACTGGGAAAACCTGATCGCCGCTCACGGCAAGGAAATCGCCTTCACGGGTCGCAACGGCTCCATGCCCTGCATCTATCCCGTGAATGACGTGAAGGGCTTCAAGGCCGCCGCGTCCGAGATTGCCGAGATGCGAACGGGCCTCGAGGCCGCCGATCCGACGAAGATGGGCGTCGAAGTCACCGCCAAGTAAGGAAACAAAATGGCCTTCTATGAACTTGATGCCGCCGCCTTCCGCGCGGCGTACCCCGCCTTCACCGAGGAGGCGGTCAGCGCAGAACAGCTCGCGGCATCTTGGGAGGCCGTGAAGGTTCTCCTCGGGGACGGTGAAGGAAACTTCCCGTACCCCGAGGCCAAGCTACAGCCGATCCTGTGGGCGGCTCTCTGTCACCTCCTCTCGCTTGACGGGAACGGGTTGGATCAACCCTCCCGCATCGCCTCTGCGACCGAGGGCAGTGTCTCCACGTCGTTCGAGAACCTGCAGAGCAAGACCGAGGCGGGATCCTGGTGGAACCTGACGAAGTGCGGCGCGCTCTTCTGGGTACTCACGATGCCGTACCGCACGGGCGCGAAGCTCTACTATGCCAAGCCCTATCACCCGTGGGGGTAAACATGGGGATCAAGGTCAATCGCACCACGGGCGTGCGCAAGCTCGCTGCCGAAGTCGGCAAGGTGGGCGCACCCTACGCGGAGATCGGCATCACAGACCCGGAGGTTGCGACCTACGCAACGTACAACGAGTACGGCTGGGTTCAACGCACGACGAAGAAACAGACTGGGTATTTCCTGCGTAACTTCGGGATCATGCTCAAGCCGGGGACGCCTCTCAGCTCCCCGCCGCGTCCGTTCATGCGTGCAACCTTCGCCGATGAGGTCGGCAACTGGAAGAAGATCCTTGCCGCCGGACTCAAGGCCAAGGGCGTCAAGGACGCCAGAGCCGCGTTAGAGATCATGGCGCGTCAGGCGCAGGTCGACATTCAGGAGACGATCCGAAACAACGGCTCCCCCCGCGCGGCGGTGCCGCCGGGGGGGGAAGAGCGCCGGGGGGGGGGGGGGATTTCTACCCTCTGAACA